CCCACCCATCTCCCGATGAAGCTTTTTTAAGTCTGTGAAGGCATGGGCTGCCCTTTCCGATGCCATGCTGTCGCCCGATCCGGCAGGCATGTCCGACATTCGGGACGTTATCCCTTGTTCTAATCCAGCTTGCCGCCACAAGGCATAGAGGCGCATGCCGGCGTCATACTGGTCAACCGTGATCGTGCCGTGCCGCCTGTAGTAATCCAAGCTTGTGCCATCGACCACGCGGCGCACCAGCTTGCCAGCCTTGCGTGTTTCCAGCGTTTCGATCTGGTTGTGCTGTCCCCTTTCGGGTGTTGGCAGCACGTCCGCGTTGTCAAAGACCTTTGCTTTGCTTTTTTTCGCCATGCTCCATGTCCCTCAAAGCCTCTTTGATTTCCTGCATTGCCCCAGGATGGTCCGGTGGGAAGCCCCAGTTGTCGTGCCAGTAACCAGTATTTTGCCAGTTTCGCACCCGGCCCTTGGCTCGTGAGGTGCGTGTGTCCGCGATATCCTTTGCTTCAAAGGGGTCGAGCCAAGCTTTCTGATTGAGCCATGTCAGCGGGCGGCGGAAATATTCATCATCCTTTCCTTTGCTTCGATGGGCGTTCAGTTGACCCTTGTAAGCTTTGATGATGTTTTCCGGTGTTACTGTTTTTGCTGCTTTGAGGAATTTTTTCTTGCAGTCATCTTTTGCCTGCTTGTGAGCAACCTCTGCCCAGAAATTCTCGAACATCATGTGGTCATCGACAGGATCATTTGCTTGTTGAAGCATTTCTTCATCCTCCGTTTTGTTTGAATCTGTTCTTTGTAAGACACTACTAGAATAGTCTCTTTCTTTTGTATGTTCCTGATTTACCGGATACGGTTTTTCCGGATACGGTATTTCAGGAAGTGGTGAGATTTGAGGCGTATCATAGATAAAATAGATGTGTGCGTTGAATTTTCCCTCGTTTCGCTGTGCATTTTTGATGACATAGCCACGTTCGATCAAACCGGCGATGGCTTGATAGGTTTTGTCCCTGCCCCAGCCGAACCGTTTCATCAGATTTTTGACCGATAGCTGCCAATCGCTTGGCTTCGATAGCAGATACACCATCATAGCAAGGCACTCGCCCGAAATTGTGGTGTCATTAAGCAGTGCGTTGGGGATGACGGTGTAATTTTCCGTGAGCGCACTGCGGATTATGAGCTTGTCAGTCATCTTCCGGCTCCTCTAGCTCAATCCATCCCCTGCCCTCGCATGTCGGGCACTCGCCATCGCGTTCTGTGAGGAATCCGCCGTGCATATGGTCGATCACCGGCACCTCAAGCGTTGCCATGCACTCGCCATGGCACTCTGGGCACTCCTGCACCTCTTCCCAGACGTTGGCGAAACGCGAGATGCGGATTTTCACCGGGTATTGGTTCTGGATTTTGCCCCTATTCACTTTTCTGCCCGCGAAGCAGGAAGCAAAAGTCGTCCATGTCCAGAACGACAAGCTCTTTCTGCCTGTCTGCTTTGAGGACAAGTGCGTCGGCGTCTTCCAGCCATCTGTAGATTTGCTTGAAACCGTTGGCGCGGGCTTTGATCTCGAGGGTCCACTCGTCGGCTGGCAGCGGATCACCCTTGCGGATCACCACGTCGCCCTTGATGGACGCACCGCCGCTTAGTGGCACCCTGTAAGCATCCAGCCCGTGTGCCTCTAGCTTCTTGCGCGTCTCATTCTCGACGCGATAGCCCTTGTCACGCTGACTTTTGCCCATCTTCCAAGCCCCAGTCTGCGCTTGTGACAGCACCGTCGGTCATCTGGTGAATGGCAATCATGTGTGCGCCGCTGGGCAAGCTGATGCGATGCACCCACTTCCACACCGACGTATTGCTCACACCAAGATCACGCCCGAAGGCGGCGATAGATATGTCTTTTTCCGTAAGATACTGATGCAGTGTCATGTCTATGCCTTTCGATAGGCATAAACTATTAGTTATAAAAAGTAGTTGCAAGCGTTTTGCGAACTGTTATCATATCTTTTAACTTGTAGTTGACGACACTGTGCAAAGGTAGGTAAAAAATGCGCTGTGAACATATAAACCAACAGAACGACTGGGCTATTGGTCCCCCGACAATAAACCGCAATACTCGCGGCTCGGCAATGGCCCCGCCCTCATGCGGCGTGATGCAATGGCATGACGTTCTGGAATATGCACCAATGGGGCCGCCACATTTTGATGTAAATGGCGACAATGTTTCTGATGTGGCGTTGGGAAGACGCCGTAATATTAAAAGATGGTGGAACAAAAAATTAGCGTGCTGCGGCACAACATCTCCGCCAAGAGGGAAAAGGTATGGATTACCCAAACAATCTAGCTGCGATACGAGCTAAAGCGCGTATATCGCAGAAAGCGGCCGCTAAAGAGGTGGGCGTTAGCCAACCAGAGTATGGCCGGATGGAACTAGGCCGCAGGCAAATTGGGCACCACATTGAAGCTATATGTAAGCTGTTCAATGTCACTGAAGAAGAGGTATTAAAAGCCCCTGCCACTGCGGAGATTAAAAACGGAGACGCAGTTTTAAGTGACAGCCGATTGCCCGTGTTTGGAAGACCGGGATTTGGCAAACAACTGCGATGGACAGACGAGGCTCAAAAGATGATTCTCAAACCGCAGGAACTAGACGGTATTAAAGAGGCATATGCCGTAGTCATGCCAAACGACAGCATGAAACCGCGTTGCCAAGGCGGGGACACACTATATGTTGACCCCTCATACATCGTAAAGACAGGCGATCTTGTTTTAGTTGCTCAAAAAGGCTCGGACCTTCGTGATATAGTCCAGCTTGCAGCTAAAGAAACCAAGGCGTGGACGTTTGAACGCTTTGACCCTGCTGAAAAATTTACGGTTGAAATAGATCAACTCGACAGTGTGCATCCAGTCAGGGCAATAAAATACGTTTAACTTTGCTTATATACCTTTACACCATGCGTTTAGTTAGATATAAGCGAGGTTATGTCAGATGCACAACACCTCCAAGAAAATGAGCGTATCGATGGGTTGCCAGATTTCGTGGCATCTCATCGCCTCACGCCAGAGCGGTTAGCAGAACGCCGCTCTACCCTGCGCGGTAGTTGCATAAACATTCTGGCTAATGGCGATCACAAGCGTATAGAGCGTTTGTTCAAGGAAAAGACCGGCGAACTAGAGCCAGAAGACTTATCGGGCAAGTGGCCTATACAATTCGGTCAATGCACCGAAATCCTAAATCTTCACACATTTGAACAGAAGAACGGCGTAAAGATCGACAGCTATCAGCGTGTCGTGCGCTCCCCTTCAGAGCCTTGGATGGCGGCGACACTAGATGGCGCTACCTATCTTGGTGGCCGTATCATAGTTGATGCCAAGTGGACTGCTGGCCGTCCGTTTGAGAACGAAGAATGGTCAGACGTGCTGCCGCGCATCGTGCGGTATAACACACCTCAACTGCACTGGGGTGCCCGCATCCTGGGGGAGATAGAAGGTAGTCGCATTGAGCGCGGTGTTCTGTCCATCATCCGTGGTGCAAACCCACCGACAACGCATGTCATTGAACTGAAGCAGTCATACACAGACCATCTGGTCGAGCTTGGCCGCACGTTCATGGAAGGCGTGAAAAAGGGCGAGATGCCTTTCATAGACTTCAGTGAAGAGCCGCCTGTGCCTGTCGAGGAGCGCCAGCCCTACGATATGGAAAAGGACGTGGCCACTGCCCAGCAACAGGCATGGAAGCGGCACGCAGACACATGGCTGCAAACAAAGGGCGCGGCGGAAAGTTTCAAGCAAGCAGATAAGCAGATCAAGTCGCTGACACCGCGCGATGCGTCTACAGCATCCGGCGCAGGCATCAGTGTGCGCGTTTCTAGCAATGGGGCTAAACGCATAACGGCAGAGGAAGCAGACAAGAATGAGTGAGTTAGCAAAGGCGCTTTGCGAGTACCAGCGTGCAACAGGTGGTTTTGAGGCAGACAAGAAAAGCACCCACAGGAATGTGCCTGCATATGCCTCTATTGGTGCTGTCATCAACAACGTCAAACAGGCCAATGCTTTCGGTCTGACCTTCACGCAACTGGTGGACTATGAAGGCGACACCATGTTTGTGCGTACAGTGCTGATGCACGTCAAAGGCGAAAAGATTGAAAGTCGCTATCCCATCTTTGTCGATGACAAGACCAACAGCCAGAAGATTGGCGGTGCGATCACCTACGCCAAGCGTTATGCCCTTGCCTCAATGTTTGGCACCGAAAAAGGCGTCGAAGACACAGACGACGACGGCGAGTCAAATGGCTTGCTGAACGATGCACCCAAAGAGATTCCTAGCCAGCCTGCTGTGACAACGTCAGCAACAGTCTCCCTGTCTGATGGTGCAGGCCACTCCCGTGAGGATGGACTAAAACCCGCCTCACGGGCCTTTTCTTCCATCGTTGAGAGCGTACAGCCGCAGGAAGACCCGTTAGTGGCAGAGTTGGCCGCTGTGGGCGATCTGGCGGCACTCAAGCGCATGTTCAAAGATATGGGCGGATCACAGATGCCCGAAGAAAAACAAGCGATTTTCTCAAACCGACAGAAAGCAATCATGCAAGGAGCAAACAGCTAATGAACGACAAGCCAAAGGTTATGCACGGCAAGGACGACATGACGTTCAGCCTAAACGACAAGCGGTCAGAGAAGACTGAAGAATGGCAATCGGATTGGTCGGGGAAAGTCGTCGTTGGCGGCACCGAATACTATCTCAACGGCTATCAGAAGAACGATGGCTGGATTGCTGGCAAGCTGAAGACTGTCACCGCTAAGAAGCCAGCGGATGATGACGAGATTCCGTTCCTCAAGTAAGCCCCACCCGCTGTTGGCCGTGGTCAACAACGAGGGGATGCTTTTGGTAATCGGGGATCTAAACGCGCAGATGGACATGACCCCGCAGCAAATGAGGCGACATGCAATGGAGCTACTAAAGCGTGCCGAAGAAGCAGAAGCCAAGGCCGGTCAGGAATGACCCGCTGCGGGACACATGCAAGCACTGTGGCTGCACGTTTGATTGGCGATACAGCGGCGTGGTCAACGGCCTCAAGGAAAGCTTCTGCGGGCCGCAATGTCACCGCGACAACTATGAGAATGATCGTGTGTGGCAGGAGATGTTGAGGAAGGCACTGAAATGATGTCAGATTTTGACGAACTGCAAAGGTGGCACAATGCCAAATACCGAAAATGTGACACTAAACAGCACATGGAATGGCTTGAATGGGGATTGCGTCACTATTGGGTTTATCACCCCTGTCCTAACAAGTGTAGGTCGCATGAACGCAGCTACAGATTGGCTGAACTTGTCGCGCTAAAAGAACGGCAAGCCTATGGATGACACGGGCGAAATGTTGAGAAGGATGCCTCACGTCGAACTGCGTGCCGTGATTAAGGTGGATGGCAACGAAACTGACGTTCACTTCAGCAACAAGCAGGAGCCGACGTGGCGGATTGGCCTGTGCAGTCAGGCGACGAAGAAAAAGGTCATCCCAGTCGCACGGCGAGTTTTTGAAGCTCTGTATAAGGAAGGATATTACTCAAATGGCTAATGAGAAAAGACGCTGGTCTGAAGAGCGCCGTGAGGCTCACAGTAAAGCAATGAAGGCCCATCATGCTCGTCGTAAGGCAGCGACAGCACCGAAGCAGGAAGCAAGCTGGTGGCAGCGCCTACTGGCTGTGGTGTTTGGCAAGGCTACAGGCTGATGTTTGCGCCTTACGACAAAGAAAAATGGAAGTCGTTGAAAAAGCGGCGGATCAAGTTGTTCCTTACTGACATGGGCGCGAGGAACTTGTGGGAAATCTTATACTTAAATAACCCTTTTGAAGTAGAGCGCGGCGCAAAGTTGAACACCCGCCTTAAAAAAGCAAGGACGGGACTAATTAATGATCTTAGTCGTCAGTACCACTTTCAAACGAAGGCCGATATTGATTACCTAGAGGACCATGAAGTTTATGACTGATTTTTACACACCGCAGGAGTTAGCTGACCGTTGGAAGGTTTCAGCCAAGACGGTCCTGCGGATGGCCGAATCTGGCGATCTTGCCAGTATCAGAGTGGGTAAAAAAATAAGAATACCAGCCCACGCCCTATCAACAGTCGAGGGAGACACGACATGCAGAAATACCAGTACGACGTTGTTCAAAGACAGAGCGACAGAAATTGGGAAATCACCTGGCGACAGGATGGCAAAGCACGATACGCATCAACTGGCACAAAGGATGCGACGCTTGCAAAAGTTTTCCTAGAAACCTTCAAGAAAATTCACCAACCGAAAGACGTTGTGACGATTGGTGACATTTTGCAGCAATACACGATCAAGTGGTATCAGCCACGCGCCGTGAAGATGAGCCGCCATAATTCAATCATCAAGGCGTTAGACCCGTTGTCTGACTGCGATCCGTTAGACCATGAAGCTTTTGAGGAAGCGATTTGGGAATGGAAGCAGGAGCGGATGTTTAAGGTCAAGGAATCTGCTATGGCCCGTGAATTGGCCGTGATGATAGCAGCGTTGAATTGGGCGAATGATCGTGAACGCGGGCGGATGATAAAAGGTGTGCCGTACATACCAAAAAATAAGTACGAGAAGACCTATCGCGTGCGGTGGCTTGATGCTGATGAAAGGGAAAGGTTGCTGGATGCTTTGCCGTCAGTGCCCTTGTACCTACGCTTGGCAATCGGCATTGCGATTTCAACGGCAGCAAGAAAAACGTCAATCCTTGAGCTTCAAAAGCGACAGATAAAACTGCGTGAAGGGCAGATTGACTTTCAAGCACCAGCGGACGGCAAGCGCAGAAAAGCGCGGCGGGTGTGTGATATCACGGATCTGGTGCGGCCTTGGCTTGAGGAAGCAATGGCTGTGACGCAGACGGGATACATCATCGAAAGGAATGGCACTCCAATGCCAAACTTTTATGATGACTATCAGAGGTTCATCAAAAGCATAGATATTGAGAACTTCACGTTCCACGATTTACGCTCGACGTGGGCGGCTGGTGCTGCTTTGGATGGTGTGCCAATGTCACAGATACAAGCTGCTTTGGGGCACTCTTCTGTGTTAATCACTGAAAAGCACTACGCGCAGATTCACCCCGAATATCGTGAGAAAGCACGCGAGTATTCCAAAAAGACTTACAAGTCCCGTATGTCCCATATGGAATAACCAAACGACGTTAAGATATTGATTTATAACTTTTTTACTAGCTCTCTCTCCGCCAGTAATCTTGTTATTTATCAGTATCTTAACTCAATTTTGGAAACGATTTGGAATCAGTCACTTTTTGCGGTTTATAAGCTGCAAACCTTGCTTGCCGAATCTGTAGCCGAAAGAGCTACCGATCACGATGTAAAGCATGTTGTGAAACCAACTCGGCGTGTGTTGATCTAGGAATATAAAACCGTTTTTCACATACTCTTGTGTCCACGGCAAAAAACATCCGGTCAGCACTAGCACGAACCAAATTGTCCAGATTTCATCCTTAATGCTGTCGCCCATATGGTCAGTCAGACGCTGTTCCATCAACATCTGGCTTGTGGCCTCTGTCTCGTAGACCTTTGCCTCGGCCTTCTTCATGGCAACTTTGGCTTCTGTCTCCGCCGCCTTGGTTGCTGCTTTAGACTTAAACCAACTGCCTAAAAGGTCACTCGCCGGGCCAATTAACGCTTGCCACATGTCCACTCACCTGTATGCACAATAACTCTTGATTGCCTTCACGCTGGATGTCCGCGTCGATCAGATACGCATGGAAATGGCACTGATCTGCGTCTGGTGCATCGAACAGCGGGACGACACTGTAGTCGAATGGACCCTTGGCCGTGATAAGCACAAGCATCCAAGCGCCTACTTGCGTGACATCCAAATGTCAGCCCTTCTCCGAGGAAAGCCAAACCGCTAGGCTACCCGTCATGGCACCTGTAACCACAGATATCAGCGCACTTTGCTGCGTTGACAGATCCGGCTGTGACAGTGCCCATTCGATGCAACGCACATAAACGCCTGTCATAATCAGCATCATAAATCGCGGTAAAATGCGTAATTCCAGCATTTTGCGTGCTACGTCTTCGGCACTCATTTCACCACCCCTTCACGCATCTGGTCGGCCAGCATATTGGCCCTGCCCTTCACTTGCGCTGCCCATCTGGAATCAAGCATCTGAACCGCCGCCTCGGCGTAGTCGCCGAGATCCATAGCGGCGTGCATCTTTTTGAAGGCATCAAAGCGGTTGCCCATGTTGAATATCATGTTCATCACAACCATCTGCCGCGCTGGGTCAAGCTTGTGCCAGAAGCCGTATGTCTGTGCCTTCTCTGCAACCCACACCAGATCGTTCTTTAGAAGCATCATGGCTTCCTCATGGCTAACGCCACGATCATCGTTGAGCTTGCGGCCTACGCCTATGGTCGGATGGCCTTGCAACGTATCACCAGGCTCGACAGGACGCCCCGTAGCATCGTCATAGACTTGCAGGCGCACGTCCTCATGCTCGGCAAGCTGTTCAGCAAGCCGGTCCAGAAAGCTATCGCTCAAGACATTTTCTCCTTAATGGCTTTTAGCACCTCGCGCACCGTGGGCGGGCGCTCTACGTTGGGCTTGTATTTGCATTGAAACTCTGTGGGGTACCACTCGCCACGCCGCAGATGCAGCACGTCCTGCGTGAAGTTTGGCCCGCGATAAATGCAGACGCGCTCCTGACCGATCACCTCGCAACCAACAAGCCGACAGGTGACATACTCTGGATCACCGGCACGCGCAGAATGTGACTTGAGCAACAGCACGAAGGCTGTTAGCACCGCCAAGCCAGCGCCGACCATGATGGTCCACGCTACAATCTCAACAAACTTGCGCCTGCGCTCTCGCTGCCGGTAAAGCGTCTCTTTGCGTCTATTACGGATGCGCCCCTCTTCGGCCACCAAATCGTTCCAAGCCTTCTGACCGAGCGTTAGCTGCACCCACTGACGTAACTCGTCTCTTTGAGCGGTTGCTTTTCGCTTGGCGGCCCACACATTTGCGGCTTCCTGCTCAACACTTGACCCGGCAAACAGCTTCTTAAAGATGGGCGGGTTCTTTGCTTCCTTCTCTGCCTGATCTAAGTCAGACAGCGCACCCATCCAGCGTGACAGATCACTTGCCATCGACTCCAAGTCACGGCCTATGGCAAACCCTTTCTTCAACGCAGAAAAAGCCGCCGAAGCGGTTGCCATTGCTGATATCGGGTCCATTCAGTAGACCTTTACGATTTCGGGGTTGATTTGCTTTGGTAGGCAATAAGCCGTGATTTGCTTGCCTTGCTTGTGAAGCGCACGAGCAAAGTAAGTGCAGTCATTGACGTTGTAAAAATAAAGATCGTTTGAAACTAGCTTGCCGTCGAGGAACACGAACAGCAAAAATGCGTGGATCACTGCCCTAGCAGTACGCCTACAAGCAGGACAATCGTGGTGCCAGCGGTGCCGATCATAATGGTCTCAATGCGTTTGATGCGGAGGATCGTTTCTTTCCATCTCTCAGCGCAGACTGCCTCATGGGTGTCAATCTGTGCTTGGACGGATGCAGCGGTGGGCTTGCTCATCAGTCGTCCTGAGAGGCAAGATGTGCCGCGTAAGCATCTTTACGCGCTTTTGTAAAAGCTGCGTTACATACGGCCTGTAACTCTGCGCTTTCTCCTGTTATGTCAGCGTTAGGCAAAATCGTGCGACGGTGAAAGGTACGGCTAATTTCAACGCCATCACGCTTGATAACGGTTGCCGTCCGCACACCAACAACAGACCAATCGCCTTTGTTGATTACATCGATCTTGTCTTCAACTGTTTCTTCTGAAAGTACCGCCATTTTTATCTCCTTTGGCTATGGACTGTCCGGCCCGTGTCATAGACAGGGCTATTGGTTGGTAAAGTAAGTTAGTGTGAACAAGATGTCTGAAGCACCGCTGGTGATGTCGTTGTGGTCAGTGCTAGTCTCACTACCACCGCCACCCGACTGAACAAATCTGATATGCTCTGCGGTGTCACCGTCTGGCGTTATCTGCGTCCGGCTACCTTGCATTGAGATTTGGTCGAATGTGCAGCTGCCGTAACTGTCCGACACGTCTAGAGTAAACGGCAAACCTGCAACTCGGAATACGCTGCCAGCAGTTGTACCTGATGTGTTGATGTTAAGAATTGACGCTCTCACAAAGACCATTCTGCCGATTTTAGTATATATACAGGTGCCAGTGGTAAAAGAGGCTGCACTGCCGCTATTTGTGCTGGCTGTCGGTGTCCAAGTACCTTCTTCATAATCGTCAAGAAGTTCATTTTGCATCGTGCCAGAACCGTTTGACGTAGCACTAAAGTCGATGCCGTGACCGGCGGTGCCGATTACAAGGTTGCCGTCGTCAATTGTTAAGTTGCCATTGCTTCCAACAGTGTATTTTTGTGACCCACCAAAATACAAAAGCAAGTCTCCTTGCTCCGCGTTCAGGGCCACGTTGCCAGAATTTTGAACGCCAAGTGTTGCACCTTGGTCGCTTTCATCATGGACTCGCAAAGGAGCAGTCGAGCCGGTGCCACCAGTACCACGAATCGTTAGGGGGTTTGTTGGGGAGCCAGTGCCAATTCCGATTACGTCATTCCCAGCATCAAGGAAGAACATGTTCGAGTTGCCGTCACTTTCCATGCGGACATCAACATCTTGGCTACCTTCATTGAAAACAACGTCGCTTGGGCCAAGCGCCAGCGCCTCGCGAGTTGTTCCACTGCGCTTGAGCATAATCCTTAGTTCACCATCCTCAGTGCCATCACTGGCGTCTCGTATAACCGAATCTATTTCTGCATATGCAATCGTTTCATCAGCATCGTTTTTTCCTGCGAACTGAACATGACCTGTTTGATCGTTGTCCGCGGGGGAGGCACTATGTCGAAACAGTAAAAGCTCTGGTCCAGAGTCCGCATCTGTGTCTGTTGATGTCAGCGTAAGTTGCGGGGTGTTGTCAGCAGTGGTAATCGTCAAAGAGCCGTCAATCGTGCCATCGCCATCAATGTCAAGGCTGTCAGCCTCAAGTTCACCAACTACGTTGACTTTGCCAGTACCATTTGGATCAAGCGTGATATCGCCGTTTGTGTCTGTGCTGCTGATTGTATTGGCATCCAGCTTTAGATTATCAACGCGCAAATCTGTGATGGCACTGTTTGTGCCGATTGTCGCGCCGTCAATGCTGCCGCCGTCGATGTCTGGAGATGTCAGAGCGTCTGTGCCAACATCCATCCGCTTGAGCATTGCGCCCATCTCACGGATCGCGTTGTTGATACCTGATGGCGCACAGCCTTCCGACACGTCAACAGAGTTAATATCGGTGTTGTTGGCCGCTGCTGCGTCCAGTTCAGAAATCTTTGTCTTTGCCATTAGTACCTCGCAAATTCACTGCCAAGAAGACCACCAACTGCGGGCGCGCCCGCTTCGATGCCTGCACGTCCCATACGCGCTGTGCCAAGCAAGCCACGGCTTAGTGGCCTATAGACTGGGGAAAGCATCCCTGCCGCTCCCAGACGCAAGGCGACATTCGGATCTGCCGCGCCCATGAAGGCGGCTGCACCAAACGGCGTCCCGCTGTCTGGGGGTGCTGTGAGCGCCTCTTTGCCTGCTCGTGCCAGAGGCTGCATACGGGCCGTACCTTCTGCCGAAGCGCGCCTGCTTGGCGAAAGGTCTGCCGCCCTAGACGCCTGCCCAAGCCTAGCTGGTGAAAACTCACCGCCAGCCCGACGTGCTGCATCCTGCACAATCTTAAACTTGCCGTAGCCTTGATTGGTCATCCGCAGCTTAGTGGTGGCCGCTGGCGTCTTGCCAACAAGAGCATTACGCAGATTGTTTTGCAGCGCGAACATACCCTCGGCGATATCGGCGGCATCTACATTCTGCCCCATTTGCGCCTGTCGCTGGTAAGCGGCTGCACGCTTGCCGATGCGGCTGTCGATTTCTTTGAAAAGATCGCCATCCAGCCGAGTACGCATCTTCATGCCCTTGTAGGCAAGCAGCGTCTGAAACTCCTGTCGCAGTGCCTTCGCGGCCTTCGGGCTGATCTGGCCAACGTCGTCCAAGATCTGTTGGCCGGACAGTTTGACCGAGTTAAGATCCGGCACCTCAATGTCCTTCTTCAAGGCATCGTAGGCTTCTTCAAACGCCTCTCTGCCGTACATTAGGATATCGCCGCCCTCTAGGTTCTTCGGCACTTTCTTGCCGATACCCTCAAGTGCCTCATTCATGGCCGCACGGTTAAACTCAGGGATGGCCTGCATCTGTGCCGCACGGATAGACGGAATCTTGCCCGCCGCCTGATCGACCATGCCAATAACGCTATTCGGTGATTGCTGGCCTGGAGTCAGTTTCACGCCACGATCCATCAACTCTTGTGCGGCCTTGGTCGGTGCCGGGGCAACCGTCGAGCGCAGCACGCCACCTACAGCGCCGGTCAGTGCTGCACCTGTGGCACCGCCCAGCACGGCAGATCCGGCTTGGTCAACAACGTCACCCTCGCCCGCTCCAAGTCCGTATGCCGCGCCCTCAATCGCCCCACGGCCAACAGCGGCACCAAGTCCCTTGCCAGCGGAGATGCCTGCTTTTGCCAGCCCAGCGCCGCCAAGCAATGCAGTAGGCAGAGAAGCAAGGACTTCGGTGCCATACGCGGCCAGCGGGTCGTCTTCGCGGAATTTCTCTAGCTCTTTACGAGCATTGTCCCGTGCTTCCTTGTAGGCTTCAGTAACCGACTTGCCCTTGGTTGCGGCGTCATAAAGACCGAAAACAAGACCTTCTGCTTCGTCCCCAAAGCCAAACAAGATGCCTTGAAGCGCAGACCGCAAATATTCGGTGTCTGTTTCTGTCAAATTTTCTTGAGACTTTGCACGGGACATGCCGCGCTCTCTATCTGCAACTTGATTGACAAGATTTTGTTGTTCTTGCTTGGACAGATTTTTGAAATTGTCGTCAAACTCAACAATGCCAACGCCGTCAACTCTTACGCGCACGCCCATCAGTCAGCCCCCTCTATGATTGTGTAAGAGGTATCACCGGCAGAAGACGACAATGTTCCGCTTGGCATTTTGAAAAAGTTTGGCACTTGATCGCGAATCGGATTTCCGCCTGCCACCAATTGGCGATTAAGAAAATCTAAATCTGTCTGATATCTTTGATACCGTGTTTCATAGATTTCCTTGATTCTAGCGGCAACCACCTCTGGATTTTGCATTGCGTTGATATCGCCACCAAGTGCATTGAGAACGCGCAACGCATCTTGTTCTGTCATCACGCCACCACCAACAACGTCAAGACGAGATGCGCCGAGAAGACCTTGAAGCTGACTTACGCTCAATTTTTGCGAAAGCTGTTCGGGTGTAAGCTGCAAATCTGGGTCATCACTTGCAAGGAATGATTTAATATCGGCAACAAACTTGTCAGCTATTCCTTTGTAACCAAAATTCCGACCTTCCTGTGATGTCAGATAATTTTGCAGTTTCCTCAGTGAAATCTCATGCTCGTCAACATCAGCGAATAGTTTTCGCACCCCCCGCGCATCCATGATGTCTCGAACAAAGGCGCTTTTAGTCGAAGGCTCTGCATCTGCGGGCATTGGCACAATTTCGCCGTTTGGTTTGCTCAACATCAACTGGCCTGTATTTGGATTAAAAACGCCCTCGCCTAAATATTCCGTTGTGCCTTTGCGAATAAAGGGACCACGCGCTTCAAAACCTTTTGCTGAAACCTTGTTCAGTTTATCTATTTCACTTTGCTGACCAAGCATGGCTTCGATGCCCATGCCTATGGCCTGACCAGTGCCAACAGGACGCATTTGCGGCCCACCAGCCTTGAGCAGTGCCGCAGCGCCAGCAAGGTTGCGGCGTGTGCGCGGGTCATCAAAGCTTGTGCCAAGGAAATCGCTGAACAATCCTTTTTGCTGCTCCTCTGCTGCTGGTGCTGCTGGTGTCTGGCCTAACAAGGATTGAGGCTGGGCCGCAGACATCGCCCGCGCTTGCGGAGACATATAGAACGCTGGCGGGTATGAAGATGCTCTTGAAGCTGTTGGTGATGCTGTAGTGGCGGCGGGTTGAGCAGCAGAAGTCGAGGGTGGCGCAGCAGAAGGCGCGTTGATCTGTTGCTGTGCGGCCCTAATGATTGCGTCAGGATACACTGATGCCGGTGCAAAAACTTGCGGCGGTGCTGCAACGACAGGCGCATTGCTTGGCATAGGCGAAAGCAGCCCGCCACCCGGCATAAATGGCTGAATATTTGCGCCCGGTTGATTGCCATAATTTAAAAGACCACCACCCGGCATTGCCACGATGTTGTTTACAGGACGCATCTCATCAACCTCCCATCAAGCCAAGAAGACCGCCGCCAATAGCGCCGTACATTGGGTTGAAGCCAGCCATGCCGCCTAGTTGCGCCCCGCCCAGCGCACCGCCCAAACCACTAGCAAGCGGATTGCGGAAGACCGGCTGTATCTCGTTGCTGCCAACAGTGCCGCCTCGGAGCAGAGCCATAAAATCTCTCAGCTTTTGTGCATCTCGATTTTCTTGGAAATTGAATCTGTTGATTTGATCTTGCAATTCAGCCTGCGCCTGTCCTTCTCGTGCGCTGCCGACTTTTGCTAGGCGTTCAGCATCACGATAATCAAGCTCCGCCATGCCGGGTGCCATTTGAGCGGCACCGATTTGACGTTGCATCCTTGCTAAATCTGCTTGGTTGAGCGCCTGTGCGCCAGATAATTGACGCGCAATATCTTCAGATGACAGACCGCCAAGCGCACCCGCGCCAGCCATTTGGCTTTGAAACTGCTGGCCCTGCAAGGCAGCGAGGTTTTGCTGTGCCGCGAGTTGGTTTTGCCTTTCGCGCGAGTAATCGCGATAGGAGATGTCGGCTGCGGCATCCGTCAAACCTTTTGTCAGAACCTCTTGGTTTGCACCACTACCCAAGCGCCCTGCCCGTGCAAACTGGCTGGAAATACGTTCTTGCACTGGGTCAAGCGCACGGTCTATCGCACCCTGCAAACCCGGCGATCCGCCAAGGAAGTCACCGCGCGCTGTTGCGCGTGTCATGTCGATTGCTTCGCCTAAATCAACGCCGCCTGCCAACTGACGAGCAAAAGGCAATGCTTCGTTGCGTAAGCCACCTCTTGCAGCCCGTTGGAACACCCCAGCGCCAGCGCCACGACCACCACCAGTTCTAGCAAAGTCCCCTACGGTGCTTTGCGCCTGATCTATCAACGGAGAGCCAGCAAGAGCGCGATTTCGCACCATGTTCAGAGCCATCTGAGTTTCCGGCGCAAAACCTACAACTGTGCTGCCGGGGAAATATCGCGGCATGTCTGACATATACTGATCTTTAGCCTCTGCCAGACCGAACTCATAGAACGGCTTTGCATAAGCAGGTGGCTCAACCATTGTGTTTATTGTCTGCGAACCGCCGCCGCCACCTTTACCCATAGTGCTTAACTCCTACTGTTGCCACGTCGTCATAGCCTGACAACGCCTTGATCCAGCCACGTCTTCCAACGATTTCACAAGAAACGCATCCCCATGTTTTTGACCACTCAATAGCGTCTTTTTCGATGTCTTTGAGGGTGTCCAAATTTCCGCCAGCCAGCCAAAAACGCAACGTTCGCCGACGGGGGTACTCGACGATTTCTGTGACAAGGCCCGCGTCTTCTGCGTGCCAAAACTGTGCATTACCCTTGCGAACAACCTCCGCAATATCGTCCAGGGTGTGCGAGTGACCGCTGTAAGCCAGTGCCGCATTGATAAAAGGAGCACAGTGCCGCCACTTATCCCAAAATCGCATATCCATAAGTTCTGTCGGCTTGCGAGTTGTTTGCGTGGGTGATTGTGAAAGACTGCTTGTTTCTTGCGCTAACGAAGATTGTGCCATTGCCTACCTCTGTTGCTGCATTAGCGGTGGTCGGCATCAACAAGATGATGCTCTGCTTGCCAGCACGGAAATCAGTGACCACCGTTGATGTCGCGCTAGTAGTGCATGTAAAGCTGCCGGTGCTGTTGACCTTGCCATCAAGAATATTATTGACGACTTGCGCCACCTCGCGTGAGTTGCCACCGGCATAAGGAAGCTTGAGAAAGTTGCTCATCGCAGACCCATGGGCTTCACGTCGATGTCATAGCCAATTAATTCTTTCCATGCGCCTGTAAGGCTAAACCTCAAGCGGTGATACCGACCCGCAGCCCGTGTGGGCATGAAGCCGTCATCATTGAGGCTCGAAGCCGCTGTGAAGCTCACATCATCAGCTTGGCTGTTGCGTGTGCCGATTTCGGCGCTGATCGTGCCATTGGTAAAATAGGGCACAATTTTTGTGACGTTTGACAGCCTGCCTTCTACCAACTTCGTCTCGCCCGTCGTGAGAGTTGCGGTCAGTTGCGGCGCTGTGAAAGAAGCGATCTTTTTGTCTTTGCCGCCACCAAAAGTGAAGGTGCCACCTTTGAACAATCGGCTGTCCAGTGTTGTATCTAATGCATCAATGCTGCTGCTGATGTTGTCTAATGCCTCAAGCGTCGAGGCGGCTGTGAAGAATGTGCCAAGCACATCATGCGTGACTTTCGCAGTTGACCACCTGTTCACAGCGTAGTTGTAGAACAAGATTGTATCTGGCGTGCCATCGCCACTGTCTTGGCTTGGAAAGCCCCACGCTACGATCTGGTTTACCTGATCTATTGAACAGTTGATGCGCTCTGCAAAAGCGACATTTAGGTTTTCATAAAACCATTTGTTCACTTTCTCAGAGCCAATTGGCACGCTGCTTTGGCCGTTGAAAAGATAGAAGCCGTCATCACTTAGATAGTAAATCTGGCTCGGCCCGATAGCCGCGTAACCGCCTTCAAACGGCATCCCGCGCGCTGTCTCAACAGCATCAAACTGGAAGATTAGCGGGTCGCCAATATAGCTAAATCTGGTAATGCCCTTTTCCATTAAGGCTACACCAAACTCACCGCCTACCAAGCCGGTAACAGCGCCCTGATCGGCGATGTCTTGGAAGTCAGCCTGATTGGTGCCAACGGTCCAGCTTGTCTCATCACCGATGGCCGACCATTGCACGCGGTACGGATTGGTGACAAAACCGGTCACAACAAAGTCACGCACTACCGCCACGTATTTTGCGGACGGAGAACCGCTGATATCGGCAAAGTTACTAGAAGAACCAAGCTCCCAAAACTGTA